CTTCTTCCCGCTGGCGGTCCCGTAAAAACTCAGGTCGTTGGTGCGTATGATTCTACGATAGAAGAACAGGCGCAGCGTGTTAGAGAGTTTATGAATTATCAGATCGTACACGTTATGGAAGAGTACGATGAGGATTTAGACCAGATGTTGTTTTATCTGCCGTTAGCTGGATCTGCATTTAAGAAAGTTTATTACGACGAAAACCTACAAAGACCTGTATCTAAGTTTGTAGCACCTGAAGATTTGATAGTGCCTTACTATACTACTGACTTAGAATCTTGCCCCCGTATTACGCATCTTATCAAGATGCCAGAAAACGACGTAAGAAAACTACAAGCTATTGGGTTTTACAAAAGAACAAATTTGGAGCCTGGTGAGGAGCCAAACAGTTATTCCTCTTTGGATACGGAGAAAGAGAAATTAGAAGGTATAGAACCCTCCGCTGGCAGTGATGAGGTATGTGTATTGTACGAAGTTCACTGTAATTTAGACCTAGAAGGCTTTGAAGATGTAGACGAAAATGGTGAAGAAACTGGGGTTAAACTCCCTTACATCGTTACTATAGATTCTACGACTGAAAACATTCTATCTATCAGAAGAAACTTTAACGCTGACGATCCGATGAAAAGCAAAATTGAATATTTTGTTCATTTTAAATTCTTGCCAGGTTTAGGTTTCTACGGTTTCGGACTAACTCACATGATTGGTGGGCTGTCCAAAGCTTCCACGTCTATCCTCCGACAACTAATAGATGCTGGAACGCTTTCCAATTTGCCTGCTGGTTTTAAGACTCGAGGCATCCGTATACGTAACGAAGATGAACCCATTCAACCTGGTGAGTTCAGAGACGTGGATGCGCCAGCAGGCTCTTTGCGAGATGCTATACAACCATTACCATTTAAAGAACCTAGCGGTACCCTGTTGTCGTTACTAGGGCTATTGGTTCAATCAGGACAACGATTTGCTTCTATAGCAGAAATAGCTGTAGGTGAAGGCAATTCACAAGCACCAGTAGGTACTACCTTAGCGTTGATGGAAAAATCAACCAAAGTTTTAAGTGCAATACATAAGCGTTTACATAACGCGCAGAAAAAAGAATTTGGGTTGCTATCAGACATCTTTGCTCAAAGCTTACCTCCTATTTATCCCTACTTGGTATCTGGGGGTATGAACGAGGTCAAGCAGAGCGATTTTGACGGTCGAATAGATATATATCCAGTTAGCAACCCAGACATCTTTTCTACCAGTCAACGTATAGTTATGGCCCAAGAAATGATGCAGTTGGTCCAATCAAATCCTCAAATACATGGGCCAGGTGGAGTCTACGAAGCTTACAAAAGAATGTACGCTTCACTAGGAGTAGACAACATCGACCAGCTGCTACTTCCACCGCCTCCGTCGCAACCTCCACCAATGGAGGCGGGTATGGAAAATAGCACTCTGATGATGGGAGGTACAGCTCAAGCGTTTCCAGAACAAAACCACGATGCACATATTGCAGCTCACGTAAGCTTATTAAGCCTACAACCTGTTCAAACAAACGCGCAGGTGCAAGCCAATATCATTTCCCATTGTATGCAACACTTACAGATGAAAGCAGACATAATCGCGCAACAACAAATGCCGCCTGAAGCTATGCAACAGTTCCAACAGTTGCAACAACAGGCTCAACAGGTTTCACCTGTAGAAGCGCAGCAATTGCAAGCGCAAGCGCAAAACATACTAGCTCAGTTCAGTTCACCAATCATGTCAGAACTTGTAATTCAGTTCTCTCAACAGATAGGTACGCCTCAAGAAGAAGATCCATTAGTAACTATCAGAAAGCAAGAACTGGCGTTGAAAGGACAGCAGCTAAACCAAGAGCAACAACAGTTTATGCAGCGTGAGGAACAAAGAGCGTTAGATCAGGCTAGACAAGATCAGATAGATAGAGAGAGAATTGATGCTCAACGTGATATAGCTGAAATGAAAGACGATACCACCAGGGATAGACTTGACCAACAAAAGGAATTAAAATTAATTGATCTTGGATTAAGGGAACTTTAAATATGATAGACAGAACAGAAGTAAGTCAACAGAAAACACCAAAAGTTTTAGATGGTAAACAGTCCTACTCTAACAAAGGTACTTTGCAAACAAAAAAAGCCGAGTCCTTTGAAGCCAGCACCACACCAAAACCAGGTATGGGTAAAGGCAAAGCAAGAGGAATGGGTGCTGCCGAATTTGGTGGTAAATTTTCTGGTGTTTATTGATGGATTTAATTTGGCTGGCTGAACAGCTTCAAAAGATTCTGAAAGAAAAAAAAGAATCGCTTGAAGACTTAATTTTAAATGGAGCCAAAGATTTCCAAGAATATACATATCTACGTGGTCGTTACAATGCCCTCGAAGACGTAGAACAAGAATTAAGGGTGTTGCTAGAAAGGAGTATACAAAACGATGAAAGAGGTACTGGTACCTGATCATATCGCAAGAGAGGTAGAGGCTCAAAAGCAAGAGCAACCAGAGGGTGATAAATCAGAATTAGATCAAGCATACGTCAATTCAGATGACCGTGTTTTAGATCCAACATTATTAGAAAAATCATATTTAGAACGCATGCCGCAACCGACAGGTTGGCGATTACTGATACTGCCATACAAAGGCAAAGCAGTAACAAAAGGCGGTATTGTTTTAGCAAAAGAAACTGTAGAAAGAGAATCATTGGCCACCGTAGTAGCTTACGTTGTAAAAATGGGTCCTCTTTGTTACGCAGATAGGAACAAATTTGGCGATACCCCCTGGTGCCAAGAAAAACAATGGGTATTGATTGGCAGGTATGCAGGTGCTAGGTTCAAACTTGGCGACGATGCAGAGTGTCGTATTATTAACGATGACGAAGTCATTGCAACTATAGAAGACCCTGACGATATAGTTAGTGTCTAAACATGAGGAAAAATCATGCAAGAAAATGAAGCAATACAGACTGAGGAACAAGAACCAACCGAAGTCGTAGAACTAGACGAAGTTGAGCAAGATTCTGAATCTGAACAGCTTGCTGCTCCTATTGAAGATGTTTCTGTAGAAGAAACAAAAGTTGATCAAGAGCAAGACGAGTTAGAAGATTATTCTAAAAATGTTCAGAAAAGAATCAAAACCTTAACTAAAAAAATGCGCGAACAAGAACGCGCAGCTCAATCAGCATACGAGTATGCTAAAAACTTACAGGCTGAAAATGAAGTCCTGAAGCAAAACACATCTCAATACGCTGAAAATTACCAATCCGAAGCTGAAAACAGATTGAAAGCCCAAAGAGCGCAAGCTAACGCGGTTTTGAAATCTGCTTATCAAGACCAAGATTGGGACAAAGTTACCAAAGCTCAAGACATACTCGACAAGATAACTGTTGAAGAAAGCAAAATAGCTAATGGTAGATTGTCTATCGAACCAACTCCTGAGTATCAACAAACGCCTTTAGCGCAAGGACTACAGCAACCACAGCAAGCACCACAACCAGACCCAGCAGCAGAAGATTGGGCTGGTAAAAATGAATGGTTTGGTGAAGATGAGGCTATGACTTTAGTAGCGTTTAACATACATAGAAGATTAGTAGAGGAAGAAGGGTTTGATACAAACGACCCAACATACTATACTGAAATTGATAAACGTATAAGAGCTGAATTTCCACATAAGTTTAGTGATGGAGGAGAGGCGGAGCCTAAAGGCAAAATACAGCAAACTGTAGCGCCCGCAGGCAGAAGCGAAAGCTCTGGACGCAAACGACAAGTAAGGCTAACTAAAGCCGAAGTCGAAATGGCACGTCGTTTGAATGTACCGTTACAAGAATATGCTAAACACGTAAAAAGGTAGACAAATGACAAACGAAATAGAACAAAACGAATCAATTGATGCTCAAGCATCTACTGAAAACAGAACCCCGCGTTCTGCTGAAACTCGAGCGAAAGATACTGCTCGCAAACCTTGGCGTCGTCCCTCCATGTTGGAGACACCTGAACCACCTGAAGGATATGATTATAGGTGGATACGGGCTGAAATCGTTGGACAGGAAGATAAGAAGAATGTGACTGCTAGACTCAGAGAAGGTTTCGACCTTGTTAGGGCAGAGGAGTTAGATGATTTTGAAATTCCCACGCTTGACGATGGAAAGCACTCAGGAGTAGTCTCTGTGGGTGGTTTGCTTTTGGCCAAGATTCCTAAAGAAACGCGAAATGAAAGGAACGCCTACTTTCAAGACCGCGCTCAACTGCAACAAGACGCAGTTGATAACGATTTGATGAGGGAATCTGATCCAAGCTCTCCGATTTTAAAACCAGAGAGAAAAACAAGCGTAACTTTTGGCGGGGGTAACAGAGATTAGTTACTCCTTTTAATTAACTGACTGAATAAGGAAAACTTATTATGGCAAATAAAGATGCACCTTTCGGGTTTCGTTCAGTAGGCAAAAAAGGCGGTTCGCACAATAATGAAGGCGTAACCGAATATTCTATTGCTTCGGGCGCAACTGGAAATATCTTTTCGGGCGACCCAGTCAAGATGTTGAACACTGGTACTATTTTAGTAGCAGGTGCTGCAACAACTTTATTGGGAATATTCAGAGGTTGTAAGTTTACAGATAGCACTGGTGATGTAATTTTCTCATCACACTATCCTACACAAACTACATCTTCGGATATTGTTGCATTTGTTGAAGATGATCCTAATACACTTTTTGAAGTGCAATGCACAGGATCTTTAGCTCAGACAGCTGTAGGTAACAACGTAGAGTTAGCTTACACTTCTGGGTCTACAAAAACTGGTATGTCTGCGGCAGAAATTTCTTCTACCACAGCAGCTACTACAGCTCAGTTTAGAATCGTAGGATTCTCAACTGATCCTGATAATAGCGATACGAGTTCTGCAAATATCAATGCAATCGTATATATTAATGAGCATTTCTACACCACTGTAACGGGAGTTTAATAATGGCAATAAATAGAGCGCAATTAGCGAAAGAACTAGAGCCTGGATTGAACGCCCTTTTTGGGTTGGAATACTCCAGGTATGAAGCTGAACACGCTGAAATATTTGAAACTGAAGCTTCGGACAGAGCGTTTGAAGAAGAAGTTCTTATTTCAGGTTTCGGTAATGCAGAAGTAAAAGCTGAAGGAACTGGCGTTAGATTTGATAACGCTACTGAAGGCTACACTTCGCGTTACACACACGAAACTGTTGCTTTGGCTTTTGCATTAACAGAAGAAGCTGTTGAAGATAATCTTTATGACCGCTTGGGAGCTAGATATACCAAGGCGTTAGCAAGATCAATGGCTAATACTAAACAAATTAAGGCTGCTGCCGTATTGAACAATGCGTTCTCTACAGCAGGAGGCGATGGTAAATCTCTGATTGCTACAGACCATCCACTTAGCGGTGGTGGGACTTTAGCTAACAGAGCTACTACTATGGCCGACCTTAACGAAACTTCATTAGAAGATTACTTGATTTCAATATCAACGTTTACTGATGATAGAGGTTTGGTTATAGCCTTGAGAGGAATGAAACTAATCGTTCCACCTCAACTTCAATTTGTTGCAGATAGACTTCTACAAACCCCAGGGAGAGTAGGAACTTCTGATAATGACATCAATGCAATTAGAAATATGGGCATGCTTCCAGATGGTTATGTAGTAAACCACTACCTAACTGATACGGATGCTTTCTTCATCAAAACTGATTGTCCTGATGGATTCAAGCACTTTGAAAGATCTCCACTTTCTACAGCGTTAGAAGGTGATTTCGATACGGGTAACATGAGATACAAAGCTAGAGAGAGATATTCTTTTGGATTCTCAAACTTTAGAGCTGTATTCGGTTCTCAAGGAGCTTAATGGCTTAGTAGTCACCGTCACCCGACTACTAGGGGAAAGGGATGTTTCGGCATCCCTTTTTCTTGCCTGTTACTTTCTAGATGTGTACACTTAAATAGGTTTATAAATTAATTAGCTTGATGAGGGCCGTTTACGGTTTCCATTAATACAAATATAAGGAGTTCAAGATGGCTAATCCACATTTTCAAAACTTAATATTATGGGCTGGTAATACTGAAGCTACGCAGCATAAGAAAAACCAACCTATGTTCGTTCCATATCCATCAGATCAAACGTACTACATGTACCAAAATGATTTTTTCACTTATAACTCTGGTGATTGGACAATAACTACTACTGAAGCAGGTACAGGAAGCGCTTCAGAAGCAGTTACATCATCTGCTGGTGGAGCATTATTGCTTACCAACGCAGCTGGCGACAACGACTTAGACTTTTTACAGCTTAAAGGCGAAGGGTTTAAACTTAGTACAAGTAAAGACGCTTACTTTTCGGCTAGATTTAAAGTGAATGACGTTGATCAATCGGACTTTGTAATGGGTCTTGGTATCACAGATACTACACCTTTAGATACTACTGACGGTGTATTCTTTATATCAGCTGATGGCGATGCTGGTCTTGATTTCTTAGTTGAAAAAGACAACAGTGCCACCACAACAGAAGACGTAGCAACCATGTCTGATGACACGTTTATAACAACTACTTTCTTTTTAGATAAAAATGCTTCTCAAGTTTTTTATTCTATAGATAACGCAGAGCCTGTAGGAGTTGCTATAACTAATCTACCTGACGATGAAGAACTAACAGTTTCTTTTGGTATTCAAAATGGCGAAGCTTCTGCTCAAACTATGACAATTGATTACGTAGTAGCAGCAGTAGAAAGATAAGGGAGGCTTATAATGGCTGATACAGTAACATCCCAAACTATTCAGGATGGTGAAAGAGTTGCTATTTTAAAGTTTACCAATGAATCAGACGGCACTGGAGAATCTTCTGTAAAAAAAGTAGATGTCTCCGCGTTACAAGCTAACAGTACAGGTGCAGCATGCACAAGTGTGTCAATAGCTAGGATTTATTGGGCAACTAGAGGTATGGGCGTTGATCTTGAATTCGATGCAACTACAAATGTT